TAATGCATTATCATTCGCATCAAGATCCGAAAAACCTTATGTTTCAAAACATATTGCTGATATGCTTTATAATATTGATAACCTTTGTGCAGCAACAGAACTCTTAGACAATCTAGAGAACAATGATTTACCTTTTTAACACAATACCTCACGGTAATTATTCAGGATTACCTCCTGAAGGACAGTTTGTTGCAATCTTCGTTGGACTCTTATTAGTTCTAATGGGTTACGGAGTTTACTTGACTTTTGGACCAGGTAAGGTAGAATTGAGAGATGCTATTGACGAACATGCTAAAATGCATGAACTGGGTATTGCACATGGACATGGTGGAAACAAAGATGCATACGCAATGTCTGGTAAACTCGAACATGATCATGGAACAAATGAAAACATTGACAAAGAAACAAAGACACCAAGTTAAATCTAGGTGGTACTATCTATTCTGGGGTGCAGCGACTGTATCAGTATTTGCAGGCCAGATATATGTTGGATCTGGTTATCGTCAGATGTCAGAATCTTTTAATCGCATCGTGGATGCTGTAGTAGTAGAAATACAAAAAGGACCATACGATAAACTTTATTAATGATAATAAGTGAAACCGATGCCTTATGGTCTGCTGATAAATTCATTAGTTACTTTGAAAGATTTAAAACTATTGAAGATTACATTCGTGTAACCAAAGAAGCAGCAGTTAATGAAAGAGGTAAGTCTATAGTTTCTTTGAAGGATGAGTTCTTTAATGAGGACATTCATCCTGAAGAGATGGATTTTGAGGTTAGATTTGTTGGAGAAAGATTTCAACAGTCTGTACCTCAAGCATATTATCATGAACTTTTAACTGCAACTTCCTCTGCGATTATTGAGAAGAATATTCCTGGTAGAGAATTGCGTTGGATAGTATATGAAAAGAATAGTAAGAAGATAATAGGGTTTATAAGATTTGGATCTCCAACAATTAATTCTAAACCAAGGAATGAGTGGTTGGGTCAACCAGCAAATCTTTCTATATTCAATCGTCATGCTGCAATGGGATTTGCGATTGTTCCCTCTCAGCCATTTGGTTATAATTTCTTAGGTGGAAAACTTCTTGCATTGATGTGTGTATCACATTTTGCAAGAGAACATTTGAATAAAGTATTTGATAAAGATATTGGATGGTTTGAAACTACTTCATTATATGGTTCTACAACCTCTGCATCACAGTATGATGGTCTAAAACCTTTTATAAGATATAGAGGATTAACTGATAGTAAGTTTCTTCCTTTACTTCACGACAAAGCATTTCATGAACTTCATGATCGATTTACTAGGATTAACGATAATAATCCTGTAACTCCTAGTTATGTTTCATCTAAAAAGATGAAGAGACAAACTAGGATGATTTCATGGACTAAGAATTCTTTAAAAGAACATGGTCAGACTGAGAAACTTGAAGAGTTAAATACAATACTTAAAAATGCATTTGGTCTTACTCAAAGAAAGAGATCATATACGTCTGATTATGGTTATGGAAATATAAGAGAAGTTTTACTTGGGAAGCAAGATAAATTAGTACGTGGTCAGAATTGGGATAAGTTTTATCTTGAGAATATTGTTAAGTGGTGGAAGAAGAAAGCTGGTAAAAGATATGAGAAGTTAAAGTCTGAAGGTAGGTTTAGAACTGATGTTGAATTGTGGACTGAAGATGACAACATCCAAATTATACGATGAGTACATTTGAACTGGTTGTTATACCACTCATTTTCTTAGAGGAATTTGTCAAAAGAACTTTGATAGGAATTTATTATATCTGGCAGAAATTTGATTACTGGAACTTTAATCGGAGATTACCAAAATGACTCAACTTAAAGATTGGTTGAACTCTATCAACTTTACAAAAAAGAATTTAATAGAAGAAGATCCTTCTGTTAAAAAAGATTATTCTCCTTATATTATTAACCGTTGTCTATCAGGAAATCTTGATTGTATTTTGTTTGTAAATGAGATGAATAAGTATTCTTTCCTAGATAAAGACATGCAATATTCTTTTTATCTAAATACACTTAGGAAAAAGAAGAGATTCAGTCCCTGGCTCCGAAAGGATAAAGTCACAGATCTTGAAATCATCAAACAATACTATGGTTATAGTAACGAAAAAGCATCACAAGCTTTGAAAATATTAACCCCCGAACAGATTAAATTTATTAAACAACGACTTGAAACTGGAGGAATGAAATGACTGCAACGGTGGAACCTACTGTTCAATGGTCTCAAGACCAAATGGTAGAGGTGGTTTTAAATGAACCAGATGATTTTTTGAAAGTCAGAGAGACTCTCACAAGAATTGGAGTAGCATCCAGAAAAGAAAAGAAGTTATATCAAAGTTGTCATATCTTACATAAACAAGGACGGTATTACATAGTTCACTTCAAGGAGTTATTTGCTCTTGATGGTAAACATACTAACCTTACTATTAACGATGTTCAGCGTCGGAATCGTATCACTCGTCTTCTTTCTGATTGGGGTCTCATCTCTATAGTAAAGGAAGATGGTTGCTCTGATATAGCACCTCTCAATCAAATCAAAGTTCTTTCTTATAAAGATAAGGGTGATTGGATATTAGAACAGAAATATAACATTGGGAAGAAGGGTAAAACCCAAGAAACACAGGAAACCGAATAAAAATGTAGGGGATTCAACATCCCCTTTTTTTATGGTCTGTGGTATAAATATATTGTGGATGCCGAAAGGATCCATACAATCAAACTCGCTTAACAAGGAGCCTTAAAATGACTAACCTTCAAAGATATCATGCTGCAAATCTTCCAGAACTTATAGAGAAGATTAATCGTAACAGCATAGGATTAGATGATTATCTCAATAGATTTTGGGACGAATCAACACAACAGAACTATCCCCCATATAACATAGTTCATGTAAACAACGTAGAATCTAGATTAGAGATTGCACTTGCTGGATTCAAGAAAGATGAAGTTAAAGTTTACACTGAGTATGGTAAGTTAAATGTAGAGGGACAAAAGGAACAGAAAGAAGATAAGACATATGCACATCAAGGCCTTGCACAGAGATCTTTCTCTAGGTCATGGGCAGTTTCTGATGATACTGAAGTCAGATCAGTTGAGTTTGAAGATGGACTATTGACAATAGTAGTTGGTAAAATTGTACCAGAACATCATGCTCGTAAGGACTGGTTATAAATACAAATGAGTTCGAGATGGATCAGCACCTTGTCAATTGACAGGGTGCTTTTTCTTTGTTATACTATAACAGTCGTAAGTTTCGCTACCTATGACTGCTGCAATCCCCTTTGGTAATTTCAGGATTGGAGGCGATAGGAAATTACCACTCTAATCAATATTAAAAAATGACGATAAAATTATTGGTTCTTAAATCAGGTGAAGATGTCGTTGCTGACGTATCAGAAATGATGGCTGGCGAAGAAGGTTCTATAGAGAATCCTTCAAGACTCATTGGTTATTTCCTAGATACTCCTGTTGTGGTGAAACTTAGAAACACTACACCATTAACAGATGATGAGGTTGATCCAGAGAAACCAGATAAATCTCAATTCTCTTTATCAATGTATCCTTGGCAACCATTATCAACGGAAACAAGGATACCTATTCCTACAGAGTGGGTGGTCACTATGGTGTCACCAGTATCTCAAGTTGTTACAATGTACAAAAAGGATGTATTAAAAAATGTCAAACCCTACACTTCCAGTGAAGATTCTGATACTAGTGAATCAACAAAAACTGGTCTCACAGATTGATGAAGTTCCTGCTGTTGACATAGGAGAACCAGACTGTAAGCTAGTTGAACCATTTGTTCTTAATAAGGATGAAACTCTTTCTCCTTGGTTATGCGAATGCACTAGTCAGAATACTTTTATGTTATCATCAGACAAGATACTAACTCTTGTTGATCCCAAACCAACTTTACTTGAGAAATACGAAACCCTTATTAAATGAAATTCTACACCAATGTTCAACTAATCGGGAATCAGTTTCTGGTTCGTGGAGTTGAGAATGGTAGAAGGTATGAACATCGTGATGAGTTCTTTCCGACTCTATTTGTTAAGTCTAAAAAGAAAACTAAATATAAAACGTTAAATGGAGAAGCAGTTGAAACTATCAATCCAGGCACAGTACGAGATTGTCGTGAGTTCTATAAAAGATATGACGGAGTTGAGAACTTTGAGATCTATGGCAATGACAGATACATATATCAATATATCTCAGAGAAGTATCCAGAGGATGAGATCAAGTTTGACATCAGCAAGATTAAACTTGTTACTCTGGATATTGAGGTTGCGTCTGAGCAAGGCTTTT